CTCTTATAGCATAATAAGGACCACAAAAGGAATCATCTAACGTGACCCGAAAGATACGAGAATATTCAGAAGATCCCGGAGTAGACTTCCCACTCTGAGGACTCAATTGTTCAACCACACTCTCTACAACACCACTCATTTACATCATCCTATTGAAACCGTTTCCAAATCAAGCCCTTCCAAACTCTGAACCATGTCTTCCAAAAGCGCAGTTTGTTTGACAGATTCCCTGGCTGATGTCTTCGTATTTTCTTCAATCTTCTGATCCGTATTCCGCCCTCTAAACGACGCTTCAAATGCCTCTGCAGATCCCCGTTCTAATGCACCCGATAAAACGTTTGTAGCTCCTTCTCCAGAAGGAACACCACCAATCCCATCCATTGCAATATCATCCACTACACTTGGAATATTATTCAAAGCATCCGCAAGTTTTTCAGCACTCTTCCCAAAGCTTAGATTGAATTCTGGTCCCTGCAAAGCTTGAAATGATTGAAAAAATTCACCGGCTCCTCGTAACTCTTTAAGATCAGCCTTTTGTATTCTTTCAGCTAGAGATCCCGTTGCTGTAAAGGCTTTCAAGAAGTCCTTGATAGAATTATCAATCCAATCTTGAAAAGATCCTGTGCTTCTTCCTGTGATCCAATCCCAAAAAGAAGTTCCTATCTTTTTGGCTGCAATTTCCAACCAATCGAAGAAATCAGCCACAACATTGACAGCACCCTCCATCGCAGCCACAGCCCAACCAGGAAAATTGTCTGCAAGCCATCCAGCAAACACAGCAAAAAGTTTCGACATGTTTTCAACAATAGTCTTGGCATTAACCAAAAGCATTTTGAAAAATGCCACAGTCCAATGTCTCATATTCTCCATAAGCTGATCCCAATTATCATCAATCCATTTAGTGAGAATAGCCCAGTTCTCTCTAAAATTGAAAAAGAACCCAGCTGTATTTGTTGCAAAAGTTTTCAATGATTCCCAACTCTTTTTGAATGTATCAGAAATAGCTTTCCCAAGGTTTTTCCAATCTACTAGAAAATAAGCTAAAATGACTCCTAAAGCAGTAAGACCTATTACTAGCATTCCTACAGGAGTCACGAGGAAAGCGAAGAAACCCAATACAGAAGCACCTACCGCTGCCAAAGTGGAAAAGGCCATAACAATCCCACTCAAAACAAATCCAAGACCACCTAATAGGATCAAAGCAGGACCAACCGAAGCAGCAATCAAAGCTGCAAAGACAATGAATTTCTTCATTCCTTCTGTCAAATTCCAAAACCAAATAGCAGCATTTTGTATTTTGCTTCTCAGCCATATAATACTCGGAACAAGCACTTCTCCCATTTCTATTGCTAACACTTTGATAGTATTCCACAATAGAACCATTTGATTAGTAAATGACTTCAACTGTTCATTCGCTACTTTTTCAGCCGTCCCGCCAGCTTTCCACAATTCCCCTTCAAACCGACTGATCATCGGGCCAATTCCGATCAACTTGCTAACCCATTTATCAGACTCTTCTGTAAATCCCATTATACGCATCTTTGCATAAAATGCTTCGTTTGACAGACCTGAAAGCGCCCCAGTAAAGTTGTCCACGATATCTGCCATATTAAGTAATTTGCCTGTGTTAATATCATATACCAGTTTTCGGACCCAGGGAGCCCCTTCCGCAGCCGCCTTTTGAATTCCCCGCAATGTAATTGTAAAACCCTCCCCAGCCACCTTCCCCTTTTTACCTTGCTCCGCAAACGCAGCAAGCACAGCAACTCCCTCTTCCAACGGAATATTAAACTTACGCATTTCTGCACCCGCGCCACTTGCTAATGCCTCTGCTATTTCTTCCGTGGTTGTAGTGGCCAACTTGTTCGCTTTGACCAACACATCCATTATCCGAATCAAATTCTTCTGTTTCTGTGCAGCCGTCCCCACTTTCAACCCCATAGAAGATTGAGCATCTGCCGCTAACTTTGTTGCCGTAGCTAAATCGAACATACCTGCCATAGCAAACTGAGCAACCCCTTTCAAGTTCTTCATTCCATCTTCAACATCCATACCTGCCGAAAACAAGTTGAAATAGTTCCCAGCCAATTGATCCGCGCTGAAAGCAAGTTCCATGCTTAACGTCTTAGCTAAATCACTCGCAGCCTTCTTCTGTGCATCGGTCACGTTGTCCATAATAGCAAATGATTCCGTCATAGCCTGATCGAAGTTGGCATATTGCTTTAATCCAAACCCTAATCCAGCCACAATCGGGGCTGTGACTTTCATAGCTAAAGACTTACCCATCCGAGTCATCCCAGCAGACACATGATCAATTCGCTTTCCAAAAGCGGCGAGCTGATTGCTGGCTTTGGTAAGACCACCGGAATATTGAGTTAGATCGGTCGCTAGAATGACCGTTATTTTTCCAGCCGTACTCACTTTTCTTCTACCCTTCCAAGAGCCTTTCCAATCTTGAGCCAACCCTTCAATTTCATAATCACATCATTTGTATGGGAACTTCCACGAGCTAATGCTTTCAATCTCGATGTGTATGTAAGCAAGTAGTCTTTAAGTTTCGCTTTTGATCCCTTTCCACGAAAAGAATTTGCAACTGTTGTGCATATCAAAGCCGCTTCGTAAGAAGCTCTAACTTCCGCAGATGGAACCAATGAATCATAAACCATTTGCTCCCGAAATTCATAAGCTGTCATTTGCTCTTGTAATATACAAACTGGTATATGAAAGACCCGAGATAATCTAATCCATTCTAATCTCTCGGGTCTTCCCCGAAATCCTCTTTGATTCGATCCTCTGCATCCTTATCCATTCCATTCAATTCAAGAATTTCTGTGAATATCGTATCCAAAATTGAGAAAGGCATTTCCTGCAATTCCAGTTGCTGCTTTGACTGAAAAAGAGGTCTTCCAGATTCATCAATCAAAGATGCAACAATAGTCTTGGCTCGAAACCCCCTAAAATCATCACCCCGTTTTTTAGCTTGAGCCGCATCCTTCTCAAATTGGTCTTGATCTTTTCCACGAAATTCCTTGATACGAACCACACCCCCTAAAGATTCAATTTTCTTCTCAACAATCTTTCGAGGTGCTTTCAACAAATCTGATGCTGTCAAGTACTTCACAGATTCTTGAACTTCATCCGAAGGTTCCACAATAACCTCCATGCACTCTTCCATAACAATTCCCTCCTATTTTATCCAAAAAGAATCTCCATTGAATCCTTCCTACTCCAAAACAAATAACTCTTAACTTGCGTCCGTTACTGCAACCAGACCAGAGACCTTGATCGTACAAGTTGCAGTCATGCGATCTTCCAATGGCGCGGAAGGTTCATAGCCTGTCATGAATCCATCAAAGACCCATGTTTCCCCACTGGGAAAGGTCAACGTGATCTCCTCTGCATCGGAATCAATTGGCGGATCTGCGCCAGGATCGAATCCTATCTCAGCGCCAAACTCACCCCAATCTACCAACTTGGTGGGCGTAAATGTGTGCGCATTGTCCGTAGTTCCTTGATGAGAAGTCTGTACCGATCCACGACTTGCTCCAGGAGGAGTTACGTCAATCAACTCCGCCAAGAAACCGGTTGCAAAATCAACTGTAATTCCCGTTGCAATTTCCATTTTTCTTTCCTCCTAAGTACCTTCTTGTCTGACTGGTTCAACTAGGATCCTACATGTAAATCTACCCTTGTCATCTTTGATTTCCTGAACAATCCCTTCCACAATCCGAATAGTTCCATATAGAGTTCCACTCAAAGTTATGTTCTTATTGACTCGAAACACTTCCAAAATTTCTTCAGCCTTGGCATAAGCAACCGCATATGTCCTTGCTCGAATCTTGATCCTAACCGGATCATATCTAACTGGAGGTGTGGTCAAATAATCATGATGAGTTTGCTCCCGATTTCCTCCAGTCGAATCCGTCAAGGTGATGGTTTGATCTGGCTTGTCCGGTTCAACCACTGTATAAATTCCCCAACCAGTTGTCGCTGCAAAGACACCGATCTCTTCTGTCACCAAAAGATCCTTGATATCTTCACTTGGTGAATTCATAACTTCCGAACCTCTTCAGTAATCAAAGCCACAGCTTTAGCATGATTATCTTCTACAGATTTTTTCAAAAATTGAGGTCCGCCATCATGCCAGTCTTGATCTTCATCTGCTTCGTGGACAAACAAAGCATACGACGCTCCAAACCCAACCATTACAGATGGAGGTTTATTCAGCATCAATTCACCTCTTCCTTCTTCTACTGATTGAGAAATTGCAGCTTCCTCTTCAGATTTCTTTGCACTAGGCCGAATTTGAATTTTGGATTCTCCTCTTGAAGGTTGACCCAAAACGAAACCGCTGCCCATCAGATTTCCAGTGTCCCTTGGCGCATATTTTTGAGCATCCCTTAGAATGAGAAGACCAACCCGCAAAAGACCGCGATAAGTAAGATCGGCACCTGCCTTCTTGAGATCCTTCCGAAGGGATTTCATAACCGCATCAAATCCTGTTGCTCTCAATGAAATCTTGTCTGCCATTATAACATCCCCGTATAAAGATTTTCTGTGTTTCTCAAATTTGGTAGACTCTCAAACTTACGGATCAAAAATGCTCCATCTGCAAGCATAGGATCTACCAACGCACTACTATCCAAATCAGTCAATTCTCCAAGGAACAAAAAGCCCAATTCATCCACAACCCGATCCACATATACCCTAGCATTGGAAACCACTTCTTCACCATCCACAGAAAGGAAAACCTCATGTATGTCCTCCCACCGTACGACGATTTCTACAGCATCCCCATAGGTATACCCCCCTCGACCATCCGACACAGGAGAGGGCCAATATACAGCCGTTTGTTTTCTCATTCTAGAAATGAGGCTCACTACATCGTTCCCTTATCAGTTTCACCAACTTCCCAATCAACACTTGCAAAAGAATATTTGCTCACTCCATCTTCAGCCGTTTTCTGCATATTGGCCAAAGCACCTGAAGTGTCCAAAATCACAGCCTGTTGTCCATAAAGTGTAACATTGAAATTCAAATCCACTTTTTCCATTACAGTTTCACTTACTGATCCGGCTTTTTCCATCTTAGCTCTGGTATAAGTGATTGCTGCAAAATGAGCAGACAAGTAAAGTTCAATCTGTTCCAAGCGGATCTCAGAATGACCAGAATCAGATAACTCTTCATCCACAATCATGCTGCCAGTGATAATGAAGTTATCAATGACAGCATCAGAAACGCTGGCATCAAGAGTCGGAACTATTTCTCGGACTTGACTTGCGGAAACGCGAGACATGCTGTTTCCTCCAATTCTCTTTGATCCAAGGTTTTGCTACTTCCCATGGTCTCGGTTTTCCATGAAAGCAAACAATCCGTGCATCTTCTGGAAGACCCTGTTCACAATGCTTCTTATAACTGACAACCCAATTAGGAAATTTATCTTGAACAAACGTGATCGGAACCTTCTTTTTTTTCAACCATTCCGCAACGAATCTTTGGTCCCAAGTCTTTTTCCAATTCCCTGATGTGATTCCCATTTTCTCAATGAAACCCCCAGCCGCTTCATACAAAAAGGAATAATCTCCATTCCAAACCATCAACCCGGTGGCCAAGGTTCCCTTATTGAAATCTTTCAAGGCCAAAAACGGATCTTCACATTCCCAAATACCTCGAAACGGACCAACCGGAACTGTGTCCAAATCCATATAAAACATTCGTGGCGCTTCCGAAAAATCACCTCGAAACAATTCTAATTTCGACCACCAACCAGGCCAATTGTTTTTCAATGGAACAGGACGAATATTGATATGTGTTTCTCGAATTTCTTTCTCTGGAAAATCAGTCAAACAAATGAAATCAAAGACACCCCTTGACCATTTCAAACATCCCCC